TGGTGATGGTGACCCTAAAAAAATAAAAGAATTAAATCAAAGAATTTCAGGAACTAAAGATAATATTGTTCAAGTTGGTAAAGATGCATTAGAAGCTGGTAAGAAAGTTGCAACTAATATTGGTACAGCAATTAGTGAAGTAGGTAAAGTAGTTGAAGGAACTATTGATGGTGTTTCACAAATTTCAATTAAAGGTGCTTATGAACAAGCAAAAGCAAATACACAATTACAAAATAATGCAAAGTTAGCCGAAGCAAATCAAGCAAGATTAGTTGAACAATATGATAGACAAGCAGAAAAATTAAGACAGGTTAGAGATGAAGAAAGAAATACTGTTGCTGATAGAATAAAAGCAAATAATGATTTAAAAGATGTTTTAGATAAACAAGAAAAAGCTATGCTTGGTACTGCTGATGCTCAAATAGCTGCAGCAAGAGCTACATTACAACAAAATAAAAGTATAGAAAACCAAGTTGCATTAACAAATGCTTTAGCAAATAAAGATGGTGTATTAGCACAAATTGAAGGTTTAAGGTCAGAACAAAAAGCAAATGATAAAACACTTGATAAAGAACTATTAGATTTAACAAAAAGCAAAAATGAAGCTGAAACACAATTAGCAATAGACCAAAAACAATTTGATGCTGAAAGATTAAAAGATGAAGAAGCGATTTTATTAGCTAAAAAAGCTGCATTAGAATTTGCACAAACAAAAGAATTAGAAAGATTACAAAATGTAATTAAAACAACTAAAGAAGGTACACAAGCAAGAATAGACGCAGAAAATGAATATGCTGCTAAAAAGCAAGAAATAGAAAATCAAATTACAACTGCACAAGATGAAATAGATACTTATAGATTTGAGAAAAAATTAGAAAAAGAACAATTAATTATTGAAAATGATGCTTTAGCTTTTGAAGCAAAATTAGAAGCATTAACTGAACAAGAAAGATTAATTACTGAAGCTACTAATATATCTGAAGAAGAAAGAACAGCTTTATTAAAAGCAAATGCTGATGCAAGAACAGAAATAGCAAAAAAAGAAGCTGAAGCAAAATTAAAATTATTAGATGTAGTTTCTGCTGGTTTATCTTTAGCCTCAAGTGAATTAGGTGAAAGTACTGCTGCTGGTAAAATAGCTGCTGTTGCTGCTGCATCTATATCTACATATACTGCTATTGCCGGACAATTAGCTGCTTTTTCTGGTGTTCCAGTACCTGGCTATGCTGTCGCACAAGCAATATTAACAGGGGCAACTGGATTATTGCAAGTTAAAAAAATATTGTCTGTTAAAACACCTAAAGGTGGTGCTGGTGGTGTTGCTCCAAGTGTAAGTGCTGCTGGTGGTGGTGCTCCACAATTTAATGTAGTTGGAAATAGTGGTGTAAATCAATTAGCAGAAACATTAGGTGGTAATTCACAACAAGCACCAATACAAGCTTATGTTGTAGCTAATGATGTAACAACAGCACAAGGTTTAAATAGAAACATAGTAACCAATGCAAGTTTAGGATAATGTTAGTTAAAAGCATCATTAACTATATTTTTTTGACTTAATGATACTTATTTAAAACAAAATATAAATAATTTAATTTTTAAAAAAAAGTACAATGAAGAAATTAGAAACTATTTATTTAGATATAGATGAAGAAAATATTCAAGATGGGATTGATGCTATTAGTTTAGTTAAATTTCCAGCTATTGAAGAAAATTGGGTTGCACTAAATGAACACAAAGTAGAATTAAAAACTATTGATGAAGATAAAAGAATAGTTATTGGTTTAGCTTTAATTCCTGAAAAAGATATTTATAGACGTAATGGTGATTATGAATATAACATTAGATTTTCAAAAGATACAGTAAGAAAAGCATCAGAACTTTATTTAAAGAAACTTAAAATACATAATTCAACATTAGAACACGAAAAGAAAACTGAAGGTGTTTATACAATAGAAAGTTGGATAGTTGAAGATGTTAAACGTGATAAGTCTGCTATTTACAATTTAAATGCTGTTGAGGGTGCTTGGGTTGTAGTTCAAAGAATAGACAATGAAGAAGTTTGGAATGATGTTAAAGAAGGTAAATATCAAGGTTATTCTATTGAAGGATATTTTTCTGAAAAAGCAGAATTAAATTTACAAGAAAGTAAAGAGCAAGAATTGATTGAAAAAATAAAACAAATACTAATAAATAACAAATAAATAAAATGAGTACATTAAACAATGTTTTTAAAAAATTAAAGCATACTGATAAAGTTGCTAAAGTAAATTTAGAAAGTCAAAAAGTACAATTGGCTTTAGTTGATGAATTAAAAAATATAACAAATATTATAGAAACAGAAAATTCAAATATAAAAAAAATGTACGATGATAGTTTAAAAACTAAAAAAATGTTTGAAGCAGCATATTTGCAAATAAATGAAATAGAAAAAATATATTTAAATAATAAAGATAAAAATACTAAATATAATAAATCTTTACAAGACATATTTAAACAATTAACTACTGTTTCAAAAGATTTAGGAATTAATATAAATGAAATATCATTTTATAAAGATTACTTAACAACAAAAGAAAATATAAGTAATTTATATTCTGAAAATCAAAAAAATTGGAATTTAATTTATGAATATAAAAAATAATGGGAAAGAATAAATACACAAGTCCAAAAGGGTCAAAAGAAGCTTGTTTATGTGATGATAGCACATATTCAGCAGAATGTTGCAAAGGTGAATTAATCAATCAAGGTATTGGTTCAACAGTTGCACAAGGTACTTCAACAGTAACAGTTGTAGATGGTGAAAGAACAATGGTTAGAACAAATGGCTAACCAATTTATAACAAATATAAATAATAATAATTTTTAAATAAAAAAGTAAATATGAACGTAATTAATGAAATTAAAACGCTTTTGGGTATGGAAGTAAAACTTGCTCAAATGAAACTAATGGATGGTGTTACTGTTATTGAAGCAGAAACATTTGAACCAGAAATGGCAGTCTTTATTGTTAATGAAGATGAAAGAGTACCAATGCCAGTTGGTGAATATATGTTAGAAGATGGTAACGTATTAAAAGTAGAAGTAGAAGGTGTTATTGCATCTATTGAAATGCCAGTAGAAGAAGCACCTGAAGTAGAAGTAGAAGTAGAAACTACTAAAAAAGAAGAAGAAATGAAAGCTGAAGTAGCTGCACCAAAAAGAGTAGTTGAAAGTGTAACTAAAGAAATGTTCTTTTCTGAAATTGAAAAATTAAGAGCAGAAATTGCTGAATTGAAAAGTGTTAAAACAGAAACAGTTGAATTGTCAAATGATAACATTGAAGTTTTATCACACAATCCAGAAGCTAAATCAGAAGTTAAAATGAATTTATATTCAACAAAAAGACAAGCTACAACATTTGATGTAGTATTGAGTAAATTAAACAAATAATAAAAATAAAAATTAAATAAAAAATGGCTACAACAACAAGTATTACAACGACTTATAGCGGAACTTTCGCAGGTAAGTACATCTCCGCAGCTTTATTGAGTGCTTCAACTATCGAAAATGGTGGTATTGAAGTAAAACCAAATGTTAAATACAAAGAAGTAATTAAAAAAGTAAGTACAGATGCTATCGTAAAAGATGCAACTTGTGATTTTGATGCAACCTCTACTTTAACTTTAACAGAAAAAATCTTACAACCAGAAGAATTTCAGGTAAATTTGAGCTTGTGCAAGAAAGATTTTCGCAGTGATTGGGAAAGCATTGAAATGGGATATTCTGCTTTTGACAATTTGCCGCCTTCATTTGCTGATTTTTTATTAGCACACGTTGCTGCTAAAGTTGCTGAAAAAACAGAAAAAAACATTTGGTCAGGTGTTACTGCTAATGCTGGTGAATTTAACGGATTTACAAGATTGCTTACTTTAGATGCTGGTTTACCAACTGCACAAGAAATTGCTGCTGATGGAACTAAAATTACTGCTGCTTCAACAGTTATTGCTGAATTAGGAAAAATAGTTGATGCTATTCCAGCTGCTTTATACGGAAAAGAAGACTTGTATTTATACATTAGTCAAGCCACAGCACGTGCATACGTAAGAGCTTTAGGTGGTTATGGTGCATCAGGTTTAGGTGCTAATGGTACTAATACAATGGGAACACAATGGTGGAATAATGGTTCACTTTCTTTTGATGGAATTCCAATTTTTGTTGCTCAAGGTTTAGCACCAACAGTTGCTATTGCTGCTCAAAAATCTAACTTGTATTTTGGAACTGGTCTTTTGTCAGATAGCCAAGAAGTTCGTTTAGTTGATACTTCAGAAACTTTAGGTGACCAAAATGTAAGAGTTATTATGAGATTTACTGCTGGTGTACAATACGGAATAGTAGAAGATATTACAACTTATGGTATTACTAACGCTGCTAACTAATAATTAATTATTAATCAAAATAAGGGTGGTGCAAAAACACCACCTTTTTTTTAACTTTAAATATATAAAAATATGGCTTGTGATATTAGTTTAGGTAGATTAGAACCTTGCAAAGATAGCAATGGTGGATTAAAAGCAGTTTACTTTGTAAATTGGGGTGAAGTAACAACTTTTACTTATGGAGTAGGTGACCAAACAGATGCTATTGACGAAGTAACTGGTTCACCAGATGCTTACAAATATGAGTTAAAAGGTACTTCATCTTTTACTCAAACAATTACATCTTCAAGAGAAAATGGTACTACATTCTTTCAACAAGAATTAGCATTGACTTTGAAAAAATTATCAATAGTAGACCACAAACAAATTAAACTTTTGGCTTATGGAAGACCACAAGTAATTGTTGAAGATAACAATGGTAATTTCTTCTTTTGTGGATTAGAACACGGAATGGATGTAACAGGTGGAACTATTGTAACTGGTGCTGCTATGGGTGATTTGAGTGGTTATACATTAACACTTACAGGAATGGAGCCAGTTCCGGCTAACTTTTTATTAGGTAATATAGCAAGTACTGGATTTAATGTAATTATTACAGATTAATAATTTTTTTTTGTTTTTTAATTAAGGGGTGTTTAGGCACTCCTTTTTTATTTTAATCATATATTAAAACAATTTCAACTTACTTTTATTTTTAAATAAAAAGATAATGATAATTTTAAAAGAGCAAGTAGAAGAACAATCTTTGAAATTCATTCCAAGAACTTATGCTGCTACATCAATAGTTTTAGTAAATGAAATGACAAATGAAAGTACTACTATATCATCTGATTTTTATATAGATGGTTATTATCTATACACAACAGCTACATTTGATTTAATAGAAGGTAATTTTTATACTTTATCTATTTTAAATGATACTGATGTAGTTTATAAAGACAAAATATTTTGCACAAATCAAGTTATTGCTAATTATACAATTAACGATGGTCAATATGTAGCAAATCAAACAACTAATGATTATATAGTTTATGAATAATAATTCAAATATTTCTATTGTAAATTTAAGTGCTTATACATCACCTAAAATACAAGAAAATAAAAAGCAAGGTTATATAGAATATGGTGATGACAATAATTACTTTCAATTTTTAATTGATAGGTTTTTATATTCCACAACAAATGGTGCTATTATTACTGGTATATCAAATATGATATATGGTAAAGGTTTAGATGCTTTAGATGCATCAAGAAAGCCAAATGAATATGCACAAATGAAAACATTATTTAAGCCAGATATGTTGCGTAAAGTATGTTTAGAACGTAAACTAATGGGTATGGCTTCTATGCAAATAGTAAAGCAAAAGAATAGAATAGTTAAAGTTGAACATTTTCCTATTCATACATTAAGAGCAGAAAAATGTAATGATAAAGGTGAAATAGAAGCATACTTTTATTCACCAGATTGGAGTAAAGTTAAACCTTCTGAAGTATTAAAAAGAATACCAGCTTTTGGTTTTGGTAATGGTAATGAAATAGAAATAATGGTTATTAAACCTTATTTGCCATTATTCCACTATTACACACCCGTTGATTATAATGGTGCTTTAGATTATGCAATGCTTGAAGAAGAAATATCTGTTTATCAAATAAACGATGTAAAAAATGGCTTCAGCGGAACAAAAGTTATCAATTTTTGTAATGGTGTACCAACAGAGGAAATGCGTGACCAAATTAAAGCAGATGTTAAAAACAAATTAACTGGTTCACGAGGTGATAAAGTAATTATAGCTTTTAATGCTAATGCTGAAAGTAAAACAACAGTTGAAGATATACCATTAACAGATGCACCAGCACATTATGAATATTTAAGTAATGAATGTTTTAATAAACTAATTGTTGGTCATAGGGTAACAAGTCCAATGCTTTTAGGAATTAGAAATGGTGATGGTGGTTTAGGAAATAATGCAGATGAAATTAAGACTGCTACTTTGTTATTTGATAATGTAGTTATAAAACCATATCAATTAGAAATAATAGAAGCATTAAATGAAATATTATATTACAATGATATTAGTTTAAAATTATACTTTAAAACTATTCAACCATTAGAATTTACTGAATTAGATAATACACAAACAGATGAACAAGTAAAAGAAGAAACTGGTTTAAGTTCACATAATTGTTTTAATTCTAATATAGCTGATGCTTTAATTTCTAAAGGCGAGACAATAGGTAATGAATGGACTTTAGTTGATGAAGTAGAAGTTGATTATGAAAAAGAAGATGAATATGATGCTGAAATTGATTTAATAAACAAAAACAATAAAAAAAGAAAAAGTGCATTATCTAAAATTTGGGAATTTGTTTCAACAGGTACTGCAAGACCAAATGCAAAAAGTGCAGAACAAGATGAAACTATTGATGGTGTACAATTCATAACAAGATATGTTTATAGTGGTAATGCTACTGGTCAAAGAGAATTTTGCAATAAAATGATTAATGCAGATAAGGTATATAGAAAAGAAGATATTATTGCAATGGAAAGTCAAGCAGTAAATGCTGGTTTTGGTGTTAATGGTGCTGATAATTATTCTATATGGTTGTACAAAGGTGGTCCAAGATGTGAACATAAATGGCTTCGTAGAACTTATGCAAACTTTGAAGGTGTTAAAATAGACCCTACAAATCCAAATGCAAAAGCTATTAGTTCTGCAACTGCTGAAAGATATGGTTATAGAATAAGAAATGAAAAAGAAGTTGCTATGAAACCAGCAGATATGCCAACAAAAGGTTTTACACAAGAATATTGGGATAAAATGGGATTTACAAATTAAGATATGGCACAAGCATTATTTGTTACGAGAGATGATATTGTTAGATTTACAGCATTAAACGGAAATATTGATGTAGATAAATTTGTTCAATATATTAAGATTGCACAAGATACACATATACAAACATATTTAGGAACACAATTATTTAATAGACTAAATGATGATATTGTAAATGATGACTTAATAGAACCATATACAACGCTTTTAAGCAAGTATATTAAGCCAATGGTAATACATTGGTCTATGGTAGAAGCATTACCATTTTTAGCCATTACAATAGCTGGAAAAGGCATCTACAAACATACATCAGAAAACGCTACAAATGTTGAAAAGAATGAAATTGATTTCTTGGTAGAAAAAGCAAGGGATATAGCACAACATTACACAAATAGATTTATTGATTTTATGTGTTTTAATCAAGCAGATTTTCCTGAATATAATGCTAATTCAAATGGTGATATGTATCCAGATAAAGATGCTTATTTTACAGGTTGGGTACTATGATAAACAAATATAAACCAAAACAATCTAACATTAAGAAGTTAGAAATATTTTTAAAAAAAATAGAAAACAAAACTAAAGATGGGATTAAATTTTCAAAGTATTAAAGGGGACACATTTGAAGAAGTAACTTTTGAGTTACTATTAAACGATGAACCATATAGTTTAGTAGATGCTGTTATTAGAATGCAATTAAGAAAAGAATATGGTGGTATTCCATTTTTATCTTTAACTTCAGTTTCAAATGCTGGTATAACAATAACTGATGGTGTAAATGGTTTATTTAAGATAAATGAGCAAATAATTGATATTTGTGCTTTTAATTATTTATATGATATAGAAATAGAGTTTGGTGATGGTACTGTTAAGACTTACATAAGTGGTAATTTTGTAATTAAAAATGATGTAACAAGATAATGAGTGATATTATAGATATAAACGTAGGTGAAACCATTGAAGAAGTTACTATTAATGTAACTGATAATCTTATTACAGTTAATATAAATAAAGTAACAGGTGGTGGTGGTGGAACACAAACATTAGCACAAACTTTAGTATTAGGTAATATTACTGATGGTGAAAACATAAGTATTTCAAATGGTGATGCTATTATTTTAGATAATGGTTCAATGCTTAAAAAAGGAACTATTGATGCTGGAAATGGTGGTTCAAAAGGTATTGCTCAAATTTGTGGTGTAGGATTTGAACACAAATGGGAAGCTGGTAGACTTTATATAATGAATGATGGTGGAACTATTATTCGTGAAGTATCACACAATCTTACTTATACACCAACTGTTACTGATGATGTAACAAAAGGTTTTGTTCAAAACACAAGATGGATTTTAGACAATGGTGATGTATATGTTTGTACTGACCCAACAGAAGGTGCAGCAGTTTGGGAATTTATAACTGGAGTAGTTCCAACACTTCAACAAGTTATGGAAACTGGTAGAAGTTACAATCAAACTATTGGTGATTATACTTATAGATTAGAGTTTGATGAAGCAGATGGTGCTTATATTTCTGTAACTGATACTAATTTAAATACAGTTAGTGCATTACAATTACAACAAGAAGCATCAATATTTTATAGTGATGATAGTAAAATAGTTTCAGCTTATGCTTCTGATTTTGGAGCGGGATTACAAGCAACTGAAAGTGCTTTTGGGCAAAATGTCTTAAATGTTCCTTTTAAAACAAGTGGAAGTGGTATAACTTATTTTCAACCACCAAACAACAAAGCTGCTGGAAGTTACACTTTAGCTATTACTGATGATATTCCTTCATTAACTGGTTATGTTCCATACACTGGTGCAACTGCTGATGTTGATTTAGGTGAATATGAATTAAAAGCTGGTCAAATAGAATTAGACACTACACCTACTGGAACTGCTGGTGTTGCTGTTACAAGATGGAATGATAGTTTAGGAATTTCAGAAACTACTTTAAAAGGTGGTAATGTTATATTAAAAAATGGAATTGATTTAGTTGCAAGAGTAGTAAACAAAGTTTCTCCAAATACTACATTAACAAAAGCAGCATATCAAGTAGTAAGAATAAGTGGTGCTCAAGGTCAAAGATTGGCAGTTGATTTAGCACAAGCAAACAATGATAATAATTCAGCAGATACTTTAGGAATAGTAACAGAAACTATTGCTGCAAATCAAGAAGGATTTATTATTACAGTAGGTCAATTAGAAGGAATAAACACAACAGGAAGTTTACAAGGTGAAACTTGGGCAGATGGTGATGTACTTTATTTAAGTCCAACAACTGCTGGTAGAATTACAAATATAAAACCAAATGGTTTAACTGGTCATATTGTTGTTTTGGGTTATGTAGAACACGCACACATAACACAAGGTAAAATATATGTAAAAATAATGAACGGATGGGAACTTGATGAACTTCATAATGTTTTTATAGATACTCCTTTAAACAATCAAGGTTTAGTTTATGAAACTTCAACAGATTTATGGAAAAATAAAACCATAATTGCAGATAGTATTACAAATGGAATAACTGATATAGCACCAAGTCAAAATTCGGTATTTGATGCATTATCTTTAAAACAAAATGCTTTATCATATACACCTTTTAGATTTGTTCAAACTTCACAAACTGCTCATACTGGCACAGTAGCTGAAACTGTTATAGCAACTGCAACTATTAACGGTAATACTTTTAACAGTAGTGATGTGATAAAATTATTATTTAAAGCTACAAAGACAAATACTGCCACGCTTACAATGAGAATAAAAATAAACACCACGAACACTTTAGTAGGTGCAACACAAATAGCTTTATTTAATACTGCTATTGCTAATACTTATGCACTTATGACAAGAACTTTTGATTTAAATGGTGGAAATTTATTCGGATATAATTTTACCAGTTCAATAATATCAGATATAATAAATACTAATACAGTAGGCACATCAACTTCTTATAATACTTCAAATACTTTGTATGTATTTTTTACATTTCAATTAAATAACACCACAGATACAGCAATACCAAATTTAATTAATATAACAAATTAATGAAATCAATAATAAACGGAATAACAGGAGAGTTTTTATACTGCACAGCAGTAGAATATGAACTACAAGAAAATGAAATGGCAATAGATGAACTATTAATTGTTTTATATGAAAAGCCATATTTCAATTTTGAAACAAGGGAGTTTTACGAAGGTGCAATAGAAATATAAAGTTATGATTTGGTTATTAGAAAATTGGGTTGCAATAGTTAGTACAATATCAATTCCAATAGCTTGGATATTTGGCGGTAAACAAGCTAAAAAGGTAGAAATAAAAAATAGCAATGGTGATTTTTTAACTAAAGTTCAAAATATTTATGATGCTTTAGTTGAAGATTTAAAAACTGATAGGGATGAATTAAGAGCTTGTAATGTTGAACAAACTAAAGATATTTCAGATTTAAGAAATGATGTTAGAAGTTTACAAAAGCAATTTAATGATTTGTATTTAGCTTATGCAAAAGAAGTAGAAGCAAGTAAATATTGGAAAGATAAGTTTGATGCACTTGAATTAAAATATACTGTTTTAGAAAAAGACCACGAAACATTAAAAAAGCAATTTGAAAGCTATAAAAAAAGTAACAAATGATATTAGATAATAAAGGATATTTATTTATAACTAAACACGAAGGATTGAGTTTAAAACCATATTTGTGTCCAGCTAAAGTGCCAACTATTGGTTATGGAAATACATATTATTTAAATGGTAAAAGAGTAACTTTATTAGATAAAGAAATTACTAAACAAGAAGCATTTGAAATGTTTAAAGAAATTGCTAATAGATTTGCAAAAAGAGTAGATGAATTAGTAATAAGTGAATTAACACAAAATCAATTTAATGCTTTAGTTTCATTTGCTTATAATGTTGGAACTGGTAATTTTTCTTCATCTACATTATTAAAAAAAATAAATAAAAATCCAAATGATTTAACACTAAAAGCAGAATTTTTAAGATGGAATAAAGCTGGTGGTAAAGTTCTTAATGGTTTAACAAATAGAAGAAATGAAGAAGCTGATTTGTATTTTAGTTAGTATTGTATTTATATCTTGTGGTTCAAGAAAAGTTAGTAAAACAAATTTAGAAGAAAAGAAAGATAGTGTTTCAGTTGTTGATGTAAAAACAGAAATAAAAACAAATGAAAATACTGAAATAAACAACAATAGTAAAATAGATAAAACAGAAGATGAATTTATAATTGAACCAATAGATAACACAAAAGAAATAGTTGTAGATGGTAAAACTTATAAAAACGTTAAAATAAGACACAAAAAAACAAAAGACAATAGTTTACATACAAATCAAAAGAAAGTGTCTAAAAACGCTTTAAAACGACAAATAAAGCATAGTAAGCAAGTTGTTTATACTTCAAAAGTTCTTAAAGAAAAGAAAATAGAAAAAAAGGAAAGTTTAGTTATATATATATATTATTTAATTATATTTATTATATTATATATTATTTATAAATATAAAAATTATATATTTAAATTATTTATTTAATATATTATATATCTTTGAACTAAATAAGTAATATATATATTATATTATATATCTTTGAATAAAATAAATTATATATTATATGGCTAAAATAGCTAAAAAACCTTTAAGAAAAAATCTAATAAAAGAATTAGATACTGTTTTTAGTCAGTATATTCGTTTAAGATATGCTAAAAAAGAAATAGCTGAATGTGTAACTTGTGGTAAAAAGCAACATTGGAAGAAATTACAAGCTGGTCACTTTATGAGCAGAACACATTACAGCACAAGATGGGATGAAGATAATGTACAAGTTCAATGTGTAGGATGTAACGTTTATCATTCAGGTGAACAATATAAATATAGTTTATATCTTGGTTACAAATTATCTGAAGAATTATATATTAAATCAAAACAAATAGTTAAATTTGCTGATGTAGAATTAATTGATTTAATTGATTACTATAAACAACAGGTAAATATTTTGCTTAAATTTACATAATGTTTTTTAAATTGTTTTTGTCAAGAAGGAGTGGTTTTATAGCCACTCTTTTTTTTGTCTAAATGTTAAAGAAAAGTTAAAGTTTATTTTTGTATTAATTTAATAGTTAGATTTGTACCATAATTAAAAAACAAATAACAATGAAAGATTTATTAGACTACAACAGATTTAGAATTGAAACAATGCAAAGTAAGATTTGCGAATTAGAAAGTTTATTAAGTACATTAGAGACTTATTGCTTTGAATTAGCAGATGATGATTGCCCAAAAGAGTACAAAACAATTATTAAAAAAGAATTATACAATTTAAAAACAAAGTAAAATGAAAGACTTAAACTTAAATCAAAAACTATCTTTAATTCAAAAAGAATTTAAAGCAAACAAATCAAAATTTAATAGTTTTGGTAAATACAATTTTAGAAGTGCTGAAGATATATTAGAAGCATTAAAACCTTACAATGAAAAATACCAAGTATCATTTGTAATAACTGAAGTAATTATTAAAGGTGTTGAACATATTTTAATTCCTATGATACAATCAACTGCAACTATTTATGATAACAACGGAGTTAATGAAATATGTGCTACTGCTATTGTAGGTGTTGATTTAAATCAAAAAGGAATGCAAGTACCACAACAATTTGGTTCTGCTTCTTCTTATGCTAAAAAATATGCATTAGGCAACTTACTTTTAATTGATGATACACAAGATGCTGATGCAACTAATAAACACGACAAAGAAGTAAAATCAGAAGATGATTTAAAATGGTTAAATAAAAATACACCAGAATTTAACAAAGCTATTGAATATTTAAAAAATGGTGGTAATATTGCAACTATTGAAAATAAATACAAATTAGCAAAAGCAGTAAAAGAAGAATTATTAAAAGTAAAATAGGGAAGCTGAAAACTATATAGAGTAAGCAAATTTTAAATAAAAAAAAATATGAGTGCAATTATTAATGTAAGTTTAAGAGTTGACAAATTACCAAAAGAAAAATTTGTATCAGGTAAAGATGGTGCAGTTTATTACAATTTTACAGTTGGTGTAAATGATGAAGCTAATCAGTTTGGTCAAAACGTTTCTTTAACTGATAGTCAAACACAAGAAGAACGTGAAGCAAAGAAACCTAAAGTGTATTTAGGAAATGGTAATGTAGTATGGACTAATGGTGAAATTAAAACAGCACCTAAAAAAGACAAAGCAGAAGTAGTAACATCTGATTTACCATTTTAAATTTAATAGGGAGTGTAAAAGCTCCCTTTTTTTAACAAAAACAATGACAATAGAACAAAAACAAGAAAAACGTTTAATGATGGAATTTATAGTTGATGAAGCTATATTAAATCCATTAGAAAAAATAGAACATCCAAAACCAGCAATATCATTTGGTGTTAAAAGTTATGAAAGTAAAGATGGTGAAATTATTTTTCCGGTACCATTAGGAACTTATGGCAACTTTAGTTTTGTACAAGCACCACCAAAAAGTAAAAAAACATTTTTTGTATCATTATTATCAGCAATATATTTAGCAGAAGATTTACCACAATTTTGTAGTGATTTAAAAGCAAATAGAAATGATAAACACTTAATACATTTTGATACTGAACAAGGTAATTTTCACGCTCAAATGGTATTTAAAAGACCATTAGAAATGGCTGGATTAAAGAACATAGATAAATACCATACATTAGCTTTAAGACAATATAGCTTTAATGACAGAATAGAAATAATAGAACACTATCTTTATGACAGATTAGAAGGTAAAGATATTGGTTTAGTAATTATTGATGGTGTTGCTGATTTATGTAGTGATGTAAACAATATTGAAGAAAGTAATAATGTTGTACAAAAGCTAATGAAATGGACTAAAGAATTAGATTGTCATATTGTAACAGTTATTCATTCTAATTTTGGAACTGATAAGCCAACAGGGCATTTAGGTTCATTTTTAGAAAAGAAAACAGAAACACAAATTAGTTTAGAATTAAATACAGTTAATAAAGGATTAGTTAAAGTAAGTTGTAAAAGAAGTAGAAATGCACCATTTGAAGATTTTAATTTTAAAGTAAATAACTTTGGATTACCACAAGTAGAAGGTGCTTTTTATGACCCACTAAAAGATATATTCTAATGAAAAAATATAAAGTATTAAATCTATACGCTTGTTTAGGTGGAAATAGATATAAATGGAATGATTGTGAAGTTACAGCAATTGAACTTGACCCTGAAGCTGCAAGATTATATAAAGAAAGATTTCCAAATGATATTGTTATAGTTGCTGATGCACACCAATATTTATTAGACCATTACAAAGAATTTGATTTTATTTGGAGTTCACCACCCTGCCCAACACATAGTAGATTTCAAACATCAATGAAAACAATTAGAAAAATGGAATATCCTGATATGAAACTTTATCAAGAAATAATTTTTTTAGATAATTTTTATGATGGTAAATATTGTGTTGAAAATGTAATTCCTTACTATGAACCATTAATACAAGGACAAAAAAGAGGAAGGCATTTATATTGGACTAATTTTATTTTACCAAATGATATAAATGAAAGAAAAAATCCTGATTTAGCAAGAGAAAAAGATTTAATAAATAGTTTGTCACAATTTCACGATTATGATTTTAGAAAATATAAAGGAAAACAATCAGTTCAAAAAATGGCAAGAAATTTAGTAGACTATGAAGCTGGATTAACTATATTTAATGTAGCAAGAGGAATATATGAAAAACCAAAAACAAATCAATTACAATTATTATGAAAGATACAATGAAATACCACATAGAAGAATTACAAACATCAGCAGCAAGAATGTTAGTTTTAAATTCAGATAATTCAATGTTAATAAGTTTCTTCAAAGATTTGAAAAATAAATTAGAATATTTGTATGAATTGAACGAAATGGACAACCAAGCAAATTGGACTGAAATACAAAATGCTTTTAATTCAATATTAAAATTAGATACAGAATTAACAGAAGTGGATTTAAAGATTAAAGTAAAAGAAGCACCAATACCAAAAACTGGTATAGTAACAATTAAAATGTATTAGTATGGAATTGTCTACAAATAAATGGTTAGAACAGGTTGCCCAACATCACAAAGAATGGGTCAAAATTGCTAACCTTTATAAAGTAGATGACTATGCAGAAGATATAGTACAAGAAGTTTATATTGCTTTGTGGAAATATGCAGATGCTGAAAAGATAATTGATGCAAAAGGTAATGTTAGAAAAGGTTATGTTTTTTTTACTATTAAAAGTTTATGCTTTCAGTATTTAAACAAAAGAAATAAGATTGATAAAATAGGAATAGATACTTTGTTTAATTTGTCAGATAATAGCAATATAGATGAACATAAAGCATATAATGATATATGTTTAATGATTGACCAAGAAATAGATAATTGGCATTGGTATGATAAAAAGCTGTTTAAATTATATAGGGATACTGATATGTCAATGAGGGATATTGCAAAAGAAACTAATATTAGTTTAATATCAATATTTCATTCAATTAAAAACTACAAAGAAGTATTAAATAATAAGTTTATGAATGATTATCAAGATTATATTAATAATGACTATAATAACATATACTAATGGGACGTAAAAAGAAAGCAACAGGATTAGGTGATACTATTGAACAAATCACAGAAGCAACTGGTATTAAAGCAGCAGTTGAATTATTTAGTAAAGTAACAGGAATAGATTGTGGTTGTGAAGAACGTAAAGCTAAACTAAACAATTTAATTTCATATCGTAGAAATGTAAACTGTTTAAAAGAAGATGAATATTTGTTTTTAAAAGTATTATACGACAATAGAACAAATCAATTAACACCAAAACAGCAGCACACAATTAAAGATATTTACTTAAATGTATTTAATGAAAAGTTAGATAGTTCAAATTGTGCAAGTTGCTGGAGAACTATTTTAAGTGATTTACGTAAAGTTTATGATACTTATGAAGTAAATGAATAACTGGAAAGAAATTGATTTATTTAACTATTTAGTGGAAAATGTTTATCCAGATTTAGTTAAAGCAAAAAACCAAATGTCAAGATGGGATTGCTATTCAGTTTCAACTGGTCACCGAATTGAATTAAAATGTAGGCAAGTGCATTATAAAACTTTATTACTTGAAAGAGTAAAATATGATGCTATGATAAAAGAATGTGAAAAGCATTTAGATATACCGATATACATTAATTCAACACCAAAAGGAATTTATAGTTTTAATTTGCATTTAATTGAACCTGTTTGGGAAATAAACAATAAAAATCCAGCAACAACATATTTTAACAATAGAGAAAAAATAGATAAAGAAGTAACATATTTAGAAATAACAAAAGCAAAACAATTATGAAAGACAATCCAATACAATTAGAATACTTAAAATCAGTATTATTAGCACAACTTTTATTAGAAGCAAATGAAAGTTTAATCTTTACAACACAATACAGGCAAACTATTAAGAATTTAATTAATAGGTTAAACAAAGAACTTGAACAGGTAGTGTTTGAAGAATATACAAAAGTGTATAAAACAGACCCAGAAATGACTACAAACATTTTAAGAAGCATAGAAAGTGTAATAACTAAATTGCAAACATCAACAATAGATGAAATAGTAATGATTGATGCAGTAGTAGATAAGTACAAAGAAAACAAAGAATGGTTTATGGAAAATGGTAATGCTGAATTTTTAAAATTAAACTAATGAAAATAACATATACATCATACGGAAAAACATCAACAATAGAAACACAAAATGATGATATTAATATTGATGATTTAGGTAAAATGCTTTATGATATTTGTTTAACACAAGACTGGCATCCAACTTTATTAAAATCAATATTTAAAAAGAATGTAACTAATGGCGAAAGTTAAAGAAGATAAATTTTCACCAACTGAAGAAGATATAAAAGCAATGGCAGTATGTTGGAAAAATGATTTAGCTTATGTTATTAAACCAGCAAAAAATGCAAACAGGTATAATATTATAAAATATCAAATAAGCAATTACAATGAAGTATTTTATTATAAAGAAAATAATGTAAATTTAGAATTTACAGAATATGAAGGATTAAAAAAAACAATGGAATTATATAAGTTTCACGCTAAAAGATTTACACAATGATAGAATTACTTAATGGTGATTGTTTAGAATTAATGAAATTAATACCAGATAAAAGTATTGATGCTATTATTACAGACCCACCTTATGGAACTACAGCTTGTAAATGGGATTCAATTATTCCTTTTGATTTAATGTGGGAGCAACTTAATAGGATTATTAAAGATAATGGTGCTATAGTTTTATTTGGAAGTGAACCTTTTAGTAGTGCTTTAAGAATGAGTAATATTAAAAATTATAAGTATGATTGGATATGGCAAAAAAACAGAGGAAGTAATTTTGCAACAGTAAAATATATGCCAATGAAAGAACACGAAATAATTAGTGTTTTTAATAAGCACAATTACTATCCAATAATGCAAAAAAGAGCAGTTGGAGGTGCTGATAGAGTTAAATATAAAATAAATCCCTCAACAGGAGCAGAAATATATGGTGGTTTAGTTTCAAAAAAAAGTTCTATTCGTAGTGAGTTAAGAGTTCCAAGTAGTGTACAAAAGTTTAATACAGAAGTTGGTAAACACCCAACACAAAAACCTGTAGCATTAATTCAATACTTAATTAAAACATACACAAACGAAAACGAAACTGTTTTAGATTTTACAATGGGTTCAGGAACTACCGGAGTAGCTTGTAAAAATTTAAACAGAAAATTTATTGGAATTGAAAAAGATAATAATTATTTTGAAATAGCAAAAAAAAGAATTGAAAATCATATAGTAACTAAAGAATTATTTTAAATGATACCAGTACATTACAACAACAAAAAGAACTACGATGTTATAGACTTCATAAAAGACTATGATTTAAACTTTAATGAAGGAAACGTTATAAAGTATGTAGCAAGAGCAAAACATAAAGGCACACATATAAAAGACTTGGAAAAAGCAATAGATTATTTAGAAAGAGAATTACAACATTTAAGAAAAGAACAAGAACAATGGATAGAGAACAACAAATAGAATTTGATGCATTAGAATTAGAATACACTTTAAGTTATTTAATTAAGAAAAGAAATTCATTATATTTAAAAGGTTTAAATGATGAAAAGATAAATGATAAAATTAGAGCAATACAACACAAATTAAGGGTAGCACAATAGCTATCCTTTTTTTATTTAAAACTTTAACATTTCATTAACACTTTTATATTAATAACTTGTTTATATTTGCTAAACAATTAACAATTAAAAAAACAAACATTATGAAAACATTATTAAAAGATTTCGCATTAGCATTATTATTATGGGTTGTATTTTTCACTGGTTCATTAATCCTTTTAAACGTAATTTAAGATGAAAATAGAAATTATTAGAAAATTAGATATCCTTATAGATTTACAAAGTGAAGATAACATATATCAAATAACTTTATTAAAATCAATTAAGCAAGATTTGATTAACGAATGGAATGCGTCAGATAATTATGCACAACAAATCAGGGAAGTTTTAGATATGGATAATACTTATGATTTATTAAACAACATTAAAATTAGATAATATGATAACAACTTTTGACAATAAACAATGGGATAAACAAGAACTATTAGACAATATGTATGATGATAGTTTCTATTATGGATATTTAGGTAAAAATGCTTTAAGTAGTTCTTCAGCAAAGATGCTTATTAGTTCACCTAAAACATATAAATACGTTACACAATATGGTTCTGATGAAAGCCAAGCATTAAGGGATGGTAAACTATTCCATACAATGATATTAGAACCACACAAACTAAATGATTTAGTAATTGTAGATGTAGCAACTAAAGCTGGAAAAGAATACAAACTTGCAAAAGAACAAGGTTTAGAAGTATACACAAGAAAAGAATATCAAGATGCAGAACGTTTAACTGATGCACTTATGAAAAATAATGAAGTTGTATCTTTAATGAGTAAATCACAAACAGAAATTCCAGCTATTGAAATGATTGATGGCATTCCATTTAGAGCAAAAGCAGATATATTAAAGCCAAATATGATTATAGATTTAAAAACTACAACAGGTGTTAAAGACTTTAGGTATAGTGCTGATAAATATAGCTACGATTTACAAGCATATTTATATAAAAAGATGTTTGGTGTTGATGACTTCTTATTTGTTGCAATAGACAAAGGAAGTTTAGATATAGCAATCTTTGAATGTTCAGATGAATTTTACGCTAAAGGTGAAGCAAAGTTAGAACAAGCAATATCTAACTATAAATATTTCTTTGGTGAAGAAGATATGGATTTAAACCAATATGTATTAAGAGGAATACTTTAACAATTAAAAAACAATTTAAAACAAAAACAAAATGAAAACAACAGAAATTAAAAGAGGTGAATTTAATGCTTATTATTCAATAAATAAATTAAAATTAGCAAATGTAAATAGGGATTTGTTTTTAAAACATTCTGAAGCATTTAAAACAAAATTAAATGAATTTGGATGGATGATGCCAATAGTTATTTCAAGTAATGGTGATGTAATTGAAGGACATCATAGAATAAAAACTGCTAAAATGTTAAAACAAAAAACAATTCCAGTTTATATAGTTGATTGGATTGATACAAAAGATACTTCTGAACATTTAGAATGTATTATTAATTTAAACAATGCAAATAGAGCTTGGACTAAATTAGATTATTTAAAGGCATTTGCTAAAGATAATAAAGATTATAAAATAGTTTACGATGCTTATTTAAGTAATTCAAATAATATATCAGTAGGTAATGTTATAAATTGTTTCTTTGGTAAATCAGTAAATGATAAATTTAAAAAGGGTGAATGTAAAATAGAAGATGTTAATTTTTCTTTAATTTTGCTAAATAGATTTTCTGAACTTGTTAGTAAATATGGTTCAAGAAAAATACAAGCATATTGTATTAGAGAATTAATTAATGTAGCTTATGTAAAAACAAATAAGGATTTAGAAGCAATAGAACATTTATTAAGAGAATATGATAAAATGGCAAATGATAATCATCCAGCATTAACTTCTATAACTGATTTTAAACCAGCAATAGAAAAAGAATTAACTTACTATACACTTTTAAAAAATGAAAATAACAGATAAAATAACAATAACAAATGAAGATAATATGTTATTGATGGCAAGATATCCTGATAACTATTTTGATTTGGCAATAGTCGACCCACCTTACGGAATTGGTATGGGTGGTGGTAAAATTGGTAACTCTAAAAAAGATTATAAACAATTTGCTGGTGAAGATAATTCAATACCACAAAAAGAATATTTTGAAGAGTTATTTAGGGTTAGTAAAAATCAAATTATTTGGGGAGCAAATTATATGATTGAATATTTATACCCTACAAGTTGTTTTTTAGTATGGGATAAAGTACAGCCACAAGACTTTACTATGGCTATGGCTGAATTTGCTTGGACTTCTTTTAACTCACCTGCTAAAATTTGTAAAAAAAGAATAGTAGGAGCAGATGAAGTAAGGTTGCATCCAACACAAAAACCAATTTATTTATATAAATGGATATTAGATTTATATGCAAAAGAAAGTAATTTTAAAATACTTGACACACATTTAGGTAGTGGAAGTATTGCAATAGCTTGTCACGATTATAAATTTGAATTAACTGCTTGTGAATTAGATAAAGAGTATTTCGACAAAGCTATGCAAAGAATACAAAACCACGTAGCACAACAAAAGCTATTCTAATGAATGATATAGCAACAGAACATTATAATATTACCTTATATG